CTTGTATGGTCCAGACTGCCATTATCTGATTATTTGAGCTTCGATTCGTTTTGCCTGATTCGTCACATTATTAAGTTGTGTCGAAGTAGCATTCAGCGTCTGCAATATAGACTGAAAAGACTTGATTGACTCAGCATTGCTTGTGGTCAGCGAACTCTGTATTTGCACTAGATTTTGAGCTACAATAGGTGCTTCATCTGCGGTGATTTTAAGATCAGATGTTTTCTGTTTAATGATTGCCAGTGCCTGAGCCTGTGAATCAGTAGCAGGCACAAATCCTGCAATGATTTCCTCGACGGCTTTAGCATTCTCTATTTCTTTCTGTTTGATTCCACTGAGTTGCGTCGTCAATACTTGAATATCTTGCGCCTTGTTGATCTCCTCAATTTGTATTTGAGTTTCTTGCATCACCTGAGGCAACACTGCTGTTGCATCTCTCAATGCTTGCGCTGCTTGCAATACGTCTTGATAAAGCGGCCCTTGAGTCTGTTTTGCTAGGTCATTGATTTGACCTTCCAACTGTTGTATTTGCGCTTCAAAAGGTGTCGCTGCGAGTGTTTCCTTTGCTTGTTTTGCTGCTAAGTTCTGAGTTCCAGCAGCAACACCACCGGCAGTCATGAGCATGCCGCTCGGACTCATTGGGATTGTGCTTTTAGCAATCTTCTCCAACTCCTTTTTCTGTTCCTTCAGAGCCTCTAGTTGCTTGATTTTAGCATCAAGATTAGCCTGCTCGGCAACAAGTAATTGTCCACTTTGCGACAGAGCATCCTGCAAAGATTGCTGTTGTTGCAATGCTGCTTGCGCTTTTTCTTGCTCTGCCTGTATCTGCTTTTGTCTAGCCTGCTCTGCAACTGCAATCTGATACTCAGTTTGCTTGGTTAACTCAGCAACTTCATCGACCTCCTCCCCCTTGAGTCTGCGAATCTCTACTTGCATCAGTCGCAATTTCTCAGCGTTATGCAATGCGTTTTCACTAGCTTGCTGTTCTGCCTTTTGAACACTCTCAAAACTTTGACGAAGCAAATCCGCTAGTTTTATGCTTTCCTCAATAGCCTTTCGGCTCATGTCGATCCGCTCGGAGTTGAGCTTTTCAGCATTCTCACGAACAAAGTCTAGTGTCTCTTTTAACTTTTCGGCCTTTTGTTCTACGGATTCAACATCGTCTCCCATCTTTAGGAAAACGCCTGTTGCCGCTGATCCAATAGCGAGAATACCACCAAGGATTGCCCCAGTCGGACCAAAGGCACTAAGTAATTGTGACCCTTGCTGTGCTAGAATAGTCGTGGCCGCAGTGCCTGACTGTGCTTGCACTGCAATATCTTGCACCTGAAAACCGACTTGTGCCGCTCTGGCAGATGCTGCCCTTGATGCTCCTGCAGCTGCAGTATTTGCTTTAGACGCGATCTGATCAGCAGTTGATCCTAGCTTTTTGAGATCATCGCTAGTCTGCTTCGCCCCGTTCCCGGTAGCCTTGGTATCGATCTGAATTTGTACTTTCTTATTAGCCATACTTGCCGGAGATTGTCACGTTGCGAGCGATTGATACGCCTGTTTGAGCTAGGTTGAGAACTACACTAGCTTGATTGATTGTGATAGCGGATGTGATCGTCGGAGCAACTCCGGCAGTGGTGTTGGCAGATGTGGCACCGGTGATGCCCGGCGATGACGATCCGTTCGTTGTGGTCAATACCAGAGTCGAATCATTAGCCTCGGATTGTCGCTTAGTCAGGATCACATCGGCACCGGATGAAGTGATGGCATACCGCGCACGAATCTTTGCCACTGCATTTAGATAGGTGGCAATCTTGGCGGCGTAAAGCGTAGGAGTATCAGCGTTAATCACTGCCGTGGTGCCGGTGATCGTGCCTAGCACGTTATCGGTAAAGGACCAGTTGATGTTGCCATTGCCTGTAGCACTGCCAACGCATGTCAGCGTCTCGACCTGCTTAGTGCCAGAGGATGACAGCGTGCCGATAGTGACCGTCTGCGATGCCTGAGAGATCAGACCCTGCGGAGTGGCGAGGAGATACGCTTGAGCGTCTGCCACGCTCGCAAACTCTAGCCGGGAATCAAACGAAACATTCGCAATAGCTCCACCTCGGTAGAACTGCGAGGCTTGGTCTGCTTCGATGTATTGTGCCGTCTGGAAAGTGCCTTGCACGTCATGGCTAAACCCCACAGTCTCGGACTGCGGAGTTTCACCTGCGAGATCAAGCGCATAGTTTCCTCTGGTTAGTCTGACAAACATAAATCATTAGACCACTGCTGCGACTGTGAATAATGCGACCGGATCACCTGCCGAGAATGTGCGTTTGGCTGCCATGGTAAGCTGTCCAAGTCGGTTTTCCGATGGGCTGAATCGGCTCGCCAAGTCTAGCACTTGCACGGCTGCACAATCAAAGTTTAAGCCTCCGACTGTTAAAGTTGCAATGTCGAGTGCTGCTGATGCTAGGTCTTTGCCTGCGTTAAGCTCATCAAAGTAGGTTTGGAATGAATCAGCACTGATGCCGGTTGGGATGCAGGTGATCGTGGCACCCAGAGATTGCAGTGCCATGTCAACAGTGCCGATGCCGTCAACTGTGATAGGTGCCAGTCCAAGATCAAAGGAGACTTCAAAGCCTGCTTCACTCATGAATGACAAAGCACCAAGAGTAGCGGTATAAGGTGCCGTGATGATCTTTGATGGTTCAAAAAAAGTGCCTACTGCTGCACCTGCTGAAATCTCAATATAGTCCTCAATCTCTGCTGGGTCGCCACCGATGGAAAGCAGACCGGTGAATTGCACACTCCCGAAAGCGGTATTGCCTGCAGTCATTCTGATTGATGGCATCTGAGTGATTGCTGCATTTTTGATCGTGTAGGTGCCGTTAGTCCCTGCTGAGGTGATAACCAGAGTTTTATCAGTAGCTCCGTAGATACTCGACCCCATCAGAGTGTTACCGTATGAGTAAAGAGTAGTCAAAGCCTCGATCTCTCCGACCGGCTCAAACTCTACGACGATCTGAAAATCAGTCTTGGCTTTGCTGACTGGACCGTAAGCGTCCGACTCTTTGTCAAAGGTCGAGTTGGTTTGAGTCAGAGTTACGCCACCTTTGGAGTAAAACGTCTGGCTATTGTAAGCGATCTTACAAGGCCCACGAAGAATGGTTGTGCGGTCGAATGTTGGCATGGTCGTTATCGGGTTGGATCAGTGTTTGAAAGTTGGATAGGAATGACGAAAGAAACGGCCTGAGTCAGCATCGAGTCGTTAGCTAGTTGACTCATGCCGTCAAAGATGAAGACTCCACCGGTCAAGGCTACGTCTTCTTTGTCAAACGGTTGTGTGTGGTGAATGATGCGTGAAACTGCCTCGGCAATCTCAGTGCATGATGGCACGTAGCCTGCGCGTGATTGTCTCCAGACGCTAGGAATCTCGGAAACGGTAACTTGGAATCTTGACTGTGTGAGTTGTGGTCCGGGTGTGTCAGGCGTATCGGTTTCGGCTCCGACAAAGTTAACTAGGCACATCACGCCTGCCGATTTCATGGCTCGCTCAATCTCACTGTCGATGTTCTTGGCATCCTCGACCACTACAGGGATCAGTGGCACCGTGCGGAAATAGTCATGCGCTCTGAGCGTGTCAGCGATCGAATCTACGATTTGACGTATGATGCTCATGGAGATATGGAGAAGTCCATTAAGGTGCTGCCTCCGTAGCGAAAGCTCCCACCTGTGACGGCAATAAATGACGTTGCACCGGCATCGTCACCGTCTGCGTTATTGTTGGCGAGGTCATCAAGGTAGTTGTTAGCCTCCTCAAAGTCTGCTTTCCGATCATCGCCGTTGTATTGCGCCAGTGACGGGAATACACTCGTGAGTTCACGCCGTGCAATCGCGTATGCGTGCCGCTGTGCGCCCGGAGGAACGAATCTTCCAGTGTTGACCACTGGAGGCAATGCACGCTTTCTACGGCCTGCGTTAACGCGAGAGGCAAAGTCCTGTGCTACGTCTTGCAATACTGATTCGCACTTTTCCTCCGGCGTAGACGACTCGTCTAATAAAGCAGAAAGCTCATCTGATGATAAGCGTTCGCGGAGTCCTGAGAATGTGAGAGCGATCCAAGGCATGACGGTTTAAGTTTCGGGCGAGGTGGAAAATTCCGAAAACCACCTCGCCCTAGTCTATGAACACACACAGAAGAGTGTTAGAACAGCAACTTGATCACCATGTTGCCGGAGAATGTTCCGGCTGAGGATGTTGCTGTTTGCTCTACGCGAACGTAGCGGCGAGTAACGGGAGGCAGTTTGACGCGAACCGTTTTCGCGACAACGCCAGCACCGGTAGCGGTCTGAGTTGTTGCGATAGTAGGATCAAGCACTGCAAAGGTCACGCCATCAGCGGAGTCTTTGACGGTGTAGGTCAATACTTTGGTGTCGCTGATACTGGCAGCAGTAGGAGCGGCGATCTGCAAGACGAAACCTTCGATGTCTCCACCGATAGGTTGTTCGAGATCGAAGACTGCGCTGTTAGCACCTGCCTGAGCGATTGCCACTGTGGACGTATAGTTAGCGTCCTGTTGATTGCGGTTGAATTCGTAAGCCATAATTCTGGTTCGTTAGTGATTAGCTGAGGGTTTCGGTATCGACGATCGAGTCAGTCACGATGATAGGCACTCCGAATGACTCGGTAGGCACGCCGGGGAGAATGCCGGTGAAGGCTTCCTGTTTGGTGCTTGGAGTCGTGTTGCGGCTGACCTGCAACTGGAAAGCAGAGCGACGAGACATGAGCAAGTGCGTTGGACGCTCACCGATCGGGAACTTGCTGAGAAGCTCGGCAATCTTCGCATCGGTCACGCCTTTGCCACTGTCAGCGGTAGCTTTCTTGATGCGGCCCACTGCGTATTTGTTAACGCACTGCAGACCGATCCATGCGGTCAGGTCAGCGATCAGAGCGGCATAGCGTTTGCCATCGGCATCTGTTGCATCACCTTCGCGGAATGCGCTCAAATCAAACGTGGTGCCGTTGCCGTAGACGTATGACACGCCGGTAACACCTGCTTTGATAGCGTAGACAGAGGAGCCTGTGCCTGCGGTCGTGCCGCCAGCATCAACTACAATGTCATTGCCAAGAGCGGCTTGCAAGTTTTGCAGACCGGTGAAGCCTTTGGAGCTTGAGCTGTCACCGTAGATCGTTTGACTGCCTACGGTCGTGAGAGCAGCGGCCATAACGCCAGCGGCCTCGATAGCTTGCAAAGCGGATTCGCCATCTTCGTAGCCACGAGCAACAGCTTTATCGACCTCAACGCGAGCGGAGAGGATAAAGCACTCTACCAATCGCTCGGTGAAGTTGCTCTTGGTTGCGTCCGTTCCTTCGTTAGCGGCGCGGAAGCCGACCGATGGACGGGAGTTACGAGCGACCGTCTTGTAGGAGGTGCCACGGATGGTGCGCGCTGGGATGATCGTCACCTCAGGCGATACGGAAGCGACTTCTTCAATAAGACCAACAACAGCGTCGGCCCCATTAAGTTTCGCCAAGTCTAGTAGTGTCAGGTTATTAGGCATGGTTTATGTTGTTGGAGATTAGTCTTTTTGGGCGGCGAAAGCGGCTTGCACTTTGTCGATGCCCTTCAGTTCTGGTTTGGATTCTTCCACACGACCGGCGAGAACTTTGCTTTCGAGTTCGACTTTCGCCGGGATGGATTTGAGAATGTTGATTGCAGACTTGTCTGCTTTGATCGATGCGGCCCAGAATGACTTGGCAGCGTCATCTTGCGGAGCGATGCGCCCTGCGGTCACTGCTTCCTCAATCGCTGCGTTAGCCTCAGCCTCTGCGGATGCGGCTTGCTCTGCTTTCAATGCTTCGATCTCGCCCTCAAGAGCAGCGATCTTCTCGGCTGCCTCATCTGCGGATGCTTGCACCGTGAGAGCCTTTTCAGCGTCTACGCGGAGTGCTTGGATCTTTGCTTTCGCTGCGTCAAGAGCAGTCGCCTCGTCGTGTCCGGCCTCTACGAGTCCGAGTTCGATCAGATGTTCAATCATGATGTTTGTTTGTGGTTCTTGATGTGATGCTGCGATCCGCGGAATCTCCTCAAATGCAGGATCGTTAACCAAGCTGCCAATCTCGCCACGCATGGGCAGACCGATTGGAGTTCCGTTGTCATCGACAAGGAACGTTGGTGAAAAATAAGAGTAGTCTTTGCCCTCGATGGCGTTGCGTCCTGCCTGCGTCCATTCAACGTCAAGCACTAGACCAACACCGTCTTCATAGCGGAACTCTTGAGGAATGAACGAGGCTGCACCGGCTTTATGGTCAAATCCTGCAAATGGTCGCACGTTCGATTCATGACGTGCCTTGAGTTGATCGCGGAACGATGCCAGCACTGACTCATTCACATCAACAGTGAGCGTGGCAGGCTTGCCTCCTTTGCTCGCGTTGATCGTGTGTTTGCCCTCTGGTAAGTAGACGATGCTCGCCACCTCTGACAACTCAGAGCGGAAAGATGCGGTCACTTTTGTTCCAGACATGCGTAAAGTTTCGCATGCCAGAGTTTTGCTAAAACAAAGTTTTTTCTTTATGCCTCTGCTTGCCGGATTAGCTCATCCAGCACGCCGGTCATGAATGCTGTTGTGTAGCTATCCTCCGGAGGCAATGCGTTAGGCCATGGTGCCTGATTGACTGACTTTTTCAGTGCAAACACTGGCACCGGATTA